TATGAGGGTCAGTAAGCCTTCCTTCTCTCGGGGGCATATACCTATGGGTGTGTTAATTCTTAGGGTCATGCATTCATTTGGTTCGCCGATCTTTTTGCTTAAACCATACTTTTCATTAGAAAAGGTCTCGTGATTTTCTGTGTGGTCGATTTTTTTACTAATGTCTAGGGCTTTTATGGAGCTAAAGTGTATTAATTTTACATTGCATTTTTGCGCCCATTCACTTAAGGCATGAGGAAAGTAGCCATTTATATAGCTGTTTAAACGTGGGTTTTCGGACTCGTAATCTAGGCAGTTTATTATATAGTCTGGGTTGTCTTTCGAATTCGGGACACACAGACTTTGTAGTGTACTAATGCTCCAAGGGCTGAAGTTTTTTATACTAGAATTAGCGCGATCACCTAGGTGATTAATAATCTTTTGACCATCTTGAAGGTTGTTGAAAATTTTTAATTCATAATTATTACTCTGAGTCTTTAAGAAGGTTTCAAGCACCCCGTAGCCTAGTATATTTTCGCAGCCTAATATCGCAACCTTTTTCATATTTTTATAATAACTTTTAATTGGGAAATAATCAAGCTTTCTTTCAGAGCCATTTGTGTTGATTATGAAAAACACCTATTTCTTGGGCGGAAATTAAGTACACATAATCTCGTTCGGTGCATATTTTGTTTATGTCAATTCCTAATTCCATTGGGAAAGCTATGAAATTTCTACAGTCCGGAAGGCACCCCGGCAGGGATTCGTTTATTAAATAAACTTCATAATTATTCTGAATAAAGGAGTTTACTATTTCCATGTATGGCTCTCTTGCCACATGTTGCTCAAAGGATACTATGGGTCTGTATGTTTCAATTATCCTCTCTGAGCCTTCTACGACTTTAGCCTCCATACCTTCCACGTCTAGGTGTATGAGGCTTATGTTTTCTATTTGATTTGTTTCGTGTAGGTAGTCTAGGGATACGGCTTCAAACTTATGCTGACCGACGTTGAAAGAGCTAAGCGTGTAGTGGTTGGTTTTGATTTCGCTATACAAGGTTTCCTTCTTGTTGCTTATTGCCTTTAGTATGGTTTTGACATTCTTTACGTTATTGAGCTCGCAAACTTGATTTATAAAATTGACGTTGTCTTCCGAAGGGTCTATGGCATATACTGTACCGGGTATTTGCATAGCCCATGGAATGGAATTATCTCCTACCCAGCACCCAAGGTCTATTATGTTGTTTTTAATTATGTTGTTCTTTATTAAGAAAGAATGTATCCGGCGGAATATAATTTCATGTTTATTTCTTTTAGGGAAATCTAAAAGACACGAGGCGTTCGCGTCGTCAGGTAAATTAATTTTGACATTGTTGTCGTTTTCAAATACGCATTGCATCTTACTGTTTTTCCTCTATTACAATCTTCAAGGAGTCTACTATGTTCTCTGGAGCGTCTTGATTCTTTATCCAATCTAAATTGAGTTCGGTTTTTTCTACCCAGTTAAGGCTTTTTTTCCAGCTGGGGTTAAATAATTCGTTTACATCAACGTAAGTGTAGCATGACTTATTGAAGCTGGTGGATTCATAAAGGTAATCAATAGGTATGATTACTGGAACTTCTGAAGCGTAAGCCTGATAAGCTAGCATTTCCGAATCAGATATAACAAAAATTGATTGAGCTACGAGTTGAGCTAGGTTAAGGTAATCTATAGTCTCATTTATGGATAATGTACGCCGCGCGTCTTCAGGAAAGGGCAGGTCTATATTCGCTTGCTCGCATTGCTTGAGAGCTTCTGGCGAGTTTAGGAAAGTTATACCGGTGTTAAATTCTTGCTCACAATGAAATGCGTACGCTATTAAATTGCTGAGCCTTTGTTCGTTGTTGATATTTTGAGGGTCGGTTATGTTAAGTATTATTCTTTTTTTGAACCATGTCGGGGTTTTAGTTTTTGTTACTTTGTCTCGGGCTTCTTTGTTGGTTTGATATGTTGGGTTACCTGTTACAAATATAGTTTCTTTTTTGAAGTTTTCTTTTAATAAATTTTTTCCGTAGTGGTCGTGGTAAACAAAATGATAATCGGAGCAAAGGTCGCAAACCGTTCTGTCTATTTCTGATGGGGAGGTTCTGGAGCCTGACCTAATCCCCGCGCCTACGTGGACTATAGTATACCCTTCTTTTTTTAATAAAATAGAGGCGTCGTTAGCTGCGGAATTTCCCCAAAAGATTATAACCTCTGGGTTTGTGTCGACAACTTCTTCCTTCAGGTTGTTTAGTGATGAATAGTGGTCATGAGTGTTAATAACCGTATGGTTAAAGCTCTCTTCTATCTTGTCTAGAGCGTCTGCTAAACAAAATAAATCGTAATTATTACTAAGTATGCTTGTGACTCTGTTCATTTATAAACAATTCTAGCTAGTGCTAGGCTGCGCTGAGGCATATGAAATACATCTAAATCAAAATCATCTTTTAGTCTTTTAACTGCTCTTTTTACTGTGTTCATCATTGTGTCATGAAATACTATTAATCCTTTCTCTGGTTGAATTGTATTAGTCATTATTAGATTTCTGGTATCATTGTAGCAGTATTCTTCCGTGTGGTTACCGTCGATAAAAGCAATGTCTACCGGACCAGACTCATCATTTCTATCTTTTATTTCACAGAACAGATTTACATCTCTCGAGTCCCCCCAGCGAGCTTCCCATAAGCAAGTAGGAAACTTCTCTACCTTAGAGAATGAGTTGAAGTTTTTCTCTAACTCTATGAACGTGTACTTACCTTGTATGTTATAGAGTTGTTCGTTTTCTATGATGGCATTTAATATAGCTCTGGCTGAGTATCCATGTGGGCCCAGTCCTACTTCTAGTACTCTTTGCGGTTTAAATTCTCTGATTAGTCCGTAAGCAAAGCAGCTATAGTCACCGAGACCACCACCGTAGTCCTTCTCACCTTTTGACCTCATGCTCATTTTAAGTTCTCCAAAAATTGTTTAAGATTATTAGTTTGTTCTTCATTGTTTATAAATTTTCTTATATGTTCGGCGCAAGTATGCTGAAGGTGGTGTCTGTAGTCTTCGCTTTCTAGCATTGCTTTCGCTTTACAGTGTAGTTCGTAAGCGTCTGAGAAGTATAAAGCTGTCACGTTCTCTATCGCCCATTGCTGGTAGCTTTTGTCCTCCTTGTATTTAGAGTATAAAAATACGGGTCTTCCCGAAGCCATGCTTTCTATTATAGAGTACCCGTAGCCCTCTTGACTTTTTACGTGGAGTGAGGCCATACTGTACTCCATTTCAATGGGGACTTCTTCGTGAGGTATGTTCCTGTGTAGTTTTATGTCCAAGAAATCTAAAGCCTTTTTTAGATAGTTTGAGTATTCGTAGTCTGCTGGAAAAGCCTCGCTAAAGTTAGAGATGTAAGAACCCACCACGTTAGATGAGTTACCCCCGTTGAAAATGAAGGTGTCGTAATCCACCCATGGCCGATAATATAAAAAATTTTTTTTATGATGCATGCATAGATTGTATGATAACCAATCTACTGATAGATAGTTTTCTACTTTGTCGAACGGGTAAGCTTCTGGCCAATAGCGATTACCGCTATACATGGCGATTTTACTTTTATCTTTTAGGTGGGGCCATAATTCTTCAAGAATCTCAAATTGATTTTCGTACGCTGTTATAAAAATAATCTCTGGCTTAAGGTCTAGGATTTCTTCTTTGTTAAGGCAAGTAACATTATCGGTATTAAAATATTTTTTTATTTTTTCTGAATCCCACGTTTCATCCCAAACAAAACTGGGACTAACGCCAAGGATTCCCATGGAGGAGGCAACCTCTGCAGCGCAACGACGGGTAGGGATATAGTCCTTTGAGGGCAATATAATCTGATGACCTAGGCACGAAAAGGCTCGAGCCATATTCCTAGTGAGGTTCAAATGTATATCTGGAAAAAGAATATTCACCTAGGTAAGTGTCGCCTAGGCACTCAGTAAAGTCAATTTATTTCTTTAAATTGTCTAGTTTTTCTTCTAATCTATCGAATCTATGATGGACGACTCTAACTAAATTATCGTAGTCTCCTTTCGAGACGTATTTTTCTGGTAAAGATAGCGCTAAATCGTTTATTTTATCTGTTATATTTCTGTGGTCTGACTCGTGATTGTCTTCTAGATCATTTACTTCAACTTCGATACTTCTTAATCGGTCGTATAAGACTTTAAAAAACCAACCGGCGATTACGCTCAAGCAACCAAGGGCAAGGTTGAATAATACTTGATAATCCATAGTAATGTTTACACTCAAAAAAAAAGACCTCACGAAAAAATCGTGAGGCTTGACAGTTTTGTAGCAAAAACTACTCTTTTGACTCACTTTTAACCACTCTTGCGTCAACTGAAATCAACGGAAGAGTTGCGCTTACGTGGTTCCAACCTACGGAACCGCTAAGACATGTCTTTTTATTAGCTTGGGGTCCGAGTTGAACTCCAGTGCTACAACCTGATGCTACAAGTAGCATCCCTAATGTTAATGTTACTAATGTTTTCATACGTATTAAATTGCGCTACACACGCAAAAGGCTCTGTTTGGTTCCTTACTGGGAATGATAAGTTTATTTACCGTGAAGCCAGCAGAACTCAATAAAAATGTTAAACACTTTGAGGTAGGCGCGCAGAACGTAGTAGGGTCACCGCCGAGCCCACCGGGAAAAAATTGCATAACACACTCGTTATCTCCAGCCATAAACACGGGTGGGCTAATTAAAGTTTCCAGTAGGAGTGTTCCTCCGTCTTTTACTACAGTTCTGATTTTTTCTAAAGCAAGCATGGGATGTCGTAGGTGATATAATACCCCGAAGAACATAACAATATCAAACTTTTTTAATTTATCTGGGGACACGTCATAAACGTTCATTACTTGGGGTTTAGCTTTTGAGTCTAGGGCTTTTGCTGCAAATTCAAAGCATGCCCTGCTCCCCCACTGAGCGTCTAGCGTTTTAGATAATAATATATCTTCACCGGGTTCCATGCCGCCATTTTCTGCGCCCCATAAATCTATTGAAGTTATGTCTGAGGCCCCGCGTTTGTCTGCGTAAAAAGAAAACCCACCATCCCAAGTACCGATGTCTAATACGGACCTGTCTTTGAAGTCAATCGCATCTAGTTTCCAATACGAAGCTTTTTCTTTTATAGATGGGTGCATTCCGGGGGTTGAAATCTCATCGTTCAAATCGATAACATGCCACCACTTGCAGCCCTTTGACTCCAACTCCTTTAGTCCTTTCTTAATTTTTGCGCTATTCATTTAAAAATCATCCACTAATGAACCACTGCTTTGATAATCTTTTACTTTCCTCTCAAAGAAATTTGTCATTGCTCCTGTGTCAACTACTTCCGACAACCAAGGGAAAGGATTGTTGTCGCTATCAAAGCGATACTCGATACCTATCCCCTCGAGACGTCTGTTCCCGATGTACTCCATGTATTCAACGAACATCTCAGCATTTAGGCCAAGAATTCCTCTAGGGAGAACGTCGTGGGCATATTTTACTTCTAGCTCAACAGCTTGTTTGATATGTTTAACTGTCTCTTCTTCGAATTTTTTAGTCCACACCGATGGGTATTGCTCTTTGATTGTGTTAATTAAATATGTTCCAAATTGTATATGTAAGCTTTCATCTCTTAAGGTGTATCTTATTTGATCTGACAGGCCGGGTAATTTGTTTTGTCTTCCGAGGGCGAGTAGCATGGCAAATCCGCTAAAGAAAAACGTACCCTCACAAACTATATAATATGAAATTAAATTACGTAAAAATTCTCTCTTGCCGTCTATGGTTCTCGTGGAGAAGTCTTGTCTGTTAACGTTCGTTGTTATCTCCATTAAGAAATCATCCTTAGCTTTAATGCTTTCGATGTTGTTGTAAGCCTCGTAGACTTCTGAAACTTTTAATGAATAGGAATCGCAGCAAGTAACAACCGTCCAGTTGTGTAGGGATTCTTCGTACGCTTGTCTTAATATATATTGCCTACACTCTGCGTCAGTTACCCATTTGGCTACGATAAGTAATAAATTATTACCAACTAAAGATTCGCTCCCAGCAAAAAAACCAAGACATCTTTTAACCAGTAATTTTTCATCTTTTGTTAACTCGTCTCCTTTCCACTGATCTATATCGTCTGACATATTTATTTCAGCAGGGGACCAATTATTCGCAACCCCTTTTAAGAACAAGTCCCAAGCTAACTGGTGCTTATGCGGAAGTATTTGATTTACTCCCGCTACATCTTCTTCTAGTAGTAGTCCTGTCTTACTCATTATTGACAACTTTCACAATCTGGGTCTATTATTGAACAAGCTTTAACGCCAGAAAGATCACCATCACCGTTACTTGTATCACTATTAGTAGTGTCACTATCTTCTTTAGCTGTCGACGTTGACTTTTCAATTTCACTGGCGCTTTTGTTTCTTAAATAGTATGTGCTTTTAAGTCCTCTTATTCTAGCATGCATGTACAAATCATTCAAGAACTTTAATGAGGTGGAATTATTAAATAAATTTAAACTTTGGCCCATATCTATCCATTTTTGCTTAGCAGCAGCGCAGTCTACTAGGATAAATTGGTCGTGATCGAAGGCTGTCCTGTATCTATCTTTTAATTCTTGTGGGAGTTCTCCGTTTAATCTATTTACGTCTCCGTTTACGGCTTTTAGCATTTCTATTAAATTCGTATCCCAGACTTCAAGATCTTTACATTCTTTAACAAACCATTCATTGGCAATCATTAAGTTTCCAGACTTATTCTCATAAACAAAAAGTGTTGAAAAATCTGGCTCCACGGAAGGAGCACACCCTTGGATGTAAGATATTGTTGCTGTGGGTGCGATAGCCATCGTGTTACTATTTCTCATACCGTGTTCTTTGACGTGAGACCGAACGTCTTTCCAGTCTAGTTCTGGACAGAACTTATGACCGCGATGGATAATTGGCTTTTGATTCATGTACGACATTAAATCTTTGTAAGTGTCTATCGGGAATACGTCCCTGCTCCATAGGGAACCTTCGTAAGATGAGTACGTGCCGCGCTCTTTGGCTAACTTACTTGAATTTAAAATACATTGATAGGAAATGAATTCATAAAGCTCGTCGGAGAATTTTACAGCGTCCTCTGATGAGAAGTTTATTTTGTAAGAATGAAATATATCTGACCACCCCATCGTTCCGGCGCCAACTGGGCGATGACGCATGTTCGCGTTGTGTGCTTCTTTTGTTGGGTAGAAATTCAAATCAATTACATTGTCTAGCATCCTCATTTGAGTAGCTATGGTTTTTCCCAAAAGTTTGAAATCTAATTTGCCGTTTGTTTTTAGATGTTCTTTTAAGTTTACTGAACTAAGGTTACATACAGCGGTTTCACCTACCTCTACTTTTTCTCCGTGTTTGTATTTAGACGGCTTAGTGTGTAGGAAAATTTCCGTGCACAAATTAGAACTATTGATTATCCCTTCGTGTTGGTTAGAATAACGAAAGTTAGCGTTATCTTTAAAGGTAATCCAAGGGTGGCCTGTTTCAAATAAGGCTCTAAGCATCTTTTTCCAAAGGTCTTTAGCTTTTATTACTTTAAAATTTTTAATGTCTCCCTTGTCTGCTTTTTTACAATAGCTTTTGTATTTCTTATCAAACTCTGGACCCCATACGTTATGAAGATTTACCTCAGAGGGAGAGAATAGATACCAATCTGCGTCAGATTCTACCTTGCGAAAGAATAGGTCTGGTAACCAGTTAGCCGTATTTAGGTCATGACAGCGGCGTCGTTCATCTCCGGTGTTCTTTTTAAGTTCAAGGAAACTTTCGATATCTAGATGCCAAGGCTCAAGGTAGGCACAGCCAGCACCGGGTCTCTTGCCGCCTTGATTAACAGCTACGAGAAGGTCATTAAATATTTTCAGCCATGGAACTAGGCCACTAGACGTTCCGTTCGTACCTTTGATGTGTGAACCTAAAGATCTGAAGTTTGATACATCAAACCCTAAACCCCCAGCAAATTTAGATTTGCGGGCTTCTTGCCAAGCACCCTCGAATATACCATCAATGCTATCATCGAAAGTATTGAGATAGCAAGAACTAAGCTGACTACGAACAGCCCCACTATTAAAAAGAGTGGGTGTAGAGCAGCATAAACGAAATGTTGATAGCGCTTCATAGTATTCTATTGCTTTTTTTTCTTTATCTTTCTCGTTTAAGGCTAGTCCCATGGCTACTCTCATCCAGAGTGATTGAGGAGATTCTAGGCGACGACTGTCTATATGCAGAAGGTATCTATCGTATAGGATTTGCAGCCCTAAATATTTAAATTTAAAATCCCTATCTAATTTAAGAGCTTCTGATAGTTTTTTTAAATCAAAATCTAAAAGTTTATTATTTAATCTATTGTCTTTGACTAAAAGTTTTATGTTTCTTATAAAGGACAGTCTATACTGGTGATCAAAGGCATCCTTGTCTACGGAGCATCCAAAAACTTCCTTGTGGATATTACCTAAGAGAAGTCGGGCGGCTACGTAAGAGTAGTTGGGTTCCTTTTCGATTTTTGCCCTTGCGGACATGATTAAAGCTTGATCGATTTCTTTAGTGGGAATTTTGTCGTAAAGCTGCACGTTAGCATCAATAACGACTTCACTTGCGGAAACATCTGTCAGGTCGTCGCATGCCCTTTGAGCACATAAGTTAACTTTATTGATGTCTAGTTTTTGGAGACGGTTGTTTCTTTTTTTAACGTGGAAATTTTTTGAATTCATCTTTACTGCCTTAATAGAACTGTAATAATATTACAGGATTTTTGTGAAGAAGGAAAGAAAAAACCGCCAAGAACGAAAAAAAAATTAGCCAAGGGGAGATCCTGTGTAACTATTCACCCATTTCAATAGATGGAGCTTCACCCCCACCCATAAGCCCCTTACCGTCTGGAGTGTACTTGGTGCCTTTGCGTTTCTTTGAGTAGTCTTTCTTCCACTTTTCTTTAATTGGATCTACGCCTCCTTCAATCTCCGCTCGTTTGCCACTCATCTCCGCTGCGCGCTCCCAGACTTCACCTACGGTGTAATTTTTATTGGCGCTGGTCATATCAAAGTCCTTAAATGAATATGGGTCCAAATAACTTCCAACTCTCATTTGAGGATTGACCCAAATCCTCTTCCATTCAAGACCACTCTCGTCAAAGTAAACATGATCGTCCTTCATTTTTTGGATGACTTCTATTACTTCTTGAGTTTTGGGGTTTTGATATAGGTATATAGGCATACTAAATATTATTAATTTCTTTTAATAACATTTCCAATGTCTTTTCGTAAGTGAAATCCTCTTGAATTTTTAAGCCTTCTGAGTTGTCTCTGTTAGATTCCACTCTCTTAATCGCTTGCTCGCAGCCATCAATAAAGGCTTCCTCTTCGAAGGAGAAGATGTTACCTTGGTTGAATGGCATTCCCTGCCTAAAGAAGAAGCCATCGTAAGCTTCTGTCTTACCTGAGGGCTCTACCAGAACAGAGTTCTCTGGAGTAGCCCATTCTTTATAGGCGTGGGCGTTTAGGATTACTGCGTGTTTTCCTAGGCCAACTGATTGAAACTCGGGTAGACCCCAGCCCTCTCCTCCTGACATACCGATTACAATATCGGCAGAGTTTAGGTAATCATTATAAGCCGCGTTACTTTGCATGTATTGTAAGAACGCTAAGTTAAAATAACTCTTCCCTTCAATTAAGGATTCTTGTGCTCGTTTATTTTGTTCGTCGTTCATAAACGGGTTATGAACAGCGCACTGAAGGAAGTATTTTTTATTATTTCCGTATTTTTTCAACCACGCTCTAATTATCTTATCGTGATTTTTGCGGCGCTCCAGCTTACCTACTACGTTGAATACAATTCTATCTTCGGGGTGGTATTCCTTGTCGGTTTTCTGGAAAGTGTTTTTGTCAAAACCTAAGGGAGCGTATCCCGTTTCAATACCGTGCTCTTTAAATACTTCTTGCGTGTATTTAGAAGATACCACTAATCGGACGTCCTTCGCTATCTTTTTCTCGACAGTTGTAGGGCTGTCTAGTTCGTAGAACGTAAATAAGACTTGACGTTCGCTTACTGACTCAAACCCTCCGTTAAGGTGCCAGAGTTTTATGGCGGGGTTTTTTCTTGTATGATTAATTACGTTCTTGGAAATTTTATCTTGGAGCCAGTTGTAAAAATCTTGATCTTCTGTGGCTAGGTTTTGCAAATTGACTCCGCCAACGGGGAATATTGAAGACTCATCGCTGTCTGGGTCGAATAAAGATTTATAAAAAATTTCCTTGAGCAGGCATGTTGATACCTGCCCAAAGGAAACTTGGTTAATTGGAACGTTTAGTGCGTATTGCATTTAGATCAAATCGTCACTGTTTGAGTCAGTAGTTTCGGTGACCGTAGTGCTTGCCGCCTCACGTTCCTTAGACAGATAAACCCTAAAGTCGGGATGGTTATCTGCATTCTTATGTTTGTTAGAAAAGACAACTAGCTTGACCTTTTGTTTTTCGCCAAGGCCATTGTCTACTTCTACATGACCAGAAAGGAAATTTTGATTTTTACCCTTCTGTTTCCAAAGAGCACCGCATTCGCGCTCTTGCCAATCATTATTATTGTTGTTATTTGTTTCTGTCATGATATCGAATCATAGTTTGAATTTGCAAAGCTGTCAAGCTTTAAGTTTGTTTTTTAAAAAATTTCTTCCGCGGGTATGTAGGTTGATTGCTGTTTGTGTGCTTATATCCATTTTTTTTGCTATCTCTGACCAAGTTGCTTTTTTGTCACCGTTTTTTTCATATCTTAAAGAGTAAACCTTGACTATTCTTTTGTCTTTTAAATTTTTTAATATAGAGTAGATATGATTAATGGTTGCGTCACTTTCGTGGTCTGGTGGGGAAGTAATCTCATAGTCGAGATTAGCTTCTAAGTCAGACTCTTCGTAAAAGTTATGCTTCTTATATTCATTGATGTAGTTTAGGCAGTTGTATCTTGCGTAATTGCCTAACCATGTTGAAAACTTTGTATTTTTATTTGGATTAAAACTATTTAAACTTTTAAAAAAAACAAATTGAACATCGTTAAAAACATCTTCCGATGGGACTCCTAATTGTTTGAGCGTCGGTAAGTATTTTTGGCAAACTTTATAATATAAATTGGAATGCCTAGATAATAGCTCCTCAAAACTCTCACTACAAAGGTCTTCTTTTACTCTTGTAATTAGCTCATTGTCTGTTATACTCATTAGTAGTCTCTATAAGACTACTCGAGTTTAGAGTACCAGTCAATGAATTTTTCGACATGAGGCTTAAGAACTTCTTGTTTTTTGTAAAAATCACCCTTTGCTTCTGGCCAATCTATGATATAATCTGCATTTTTCTTTAATATTGGGGTATTTATTTTTTCATCTTCGTTTGGTGGCTCGACGTATTTTTTTTCACCGCCTACGATAGAGTGCTTTTCTATGTGAACTAATACTCCACCTAACTCCTTTTTAAGCCAGCTTAATTCGTCTTTATCGTATTGAGCGTATCGTATGTCTGTTATGACGGGTATTTGACCCATTGTGAAAGTATTAATTATATAGCTTGTTAAAATACCAGTAAAATATCTGCCTTTTGTTTCTCTTCTTTTTCTTCCTCCGTATTCGATAAGTTTGGGGCGTACTTTTTCTTTCTGTTCTGCTGAGCAGTTAAAAATATCTATACCCGTCTCTTCTTGGAGCTTCTGTCTCATTTCGTTCTTGAGGATGTCGCCTAAGGAAAATCTTCTCGAGGGGTGCATGCTTTCCAGTATTGAATAAAAGAAGTCCTTACCAACTGTTGCGCAGCCAGAAAGCCCTATAATTTTGTATTCATTCATGGTGAGATACCTCGGAAGGTATTATTGATAATGACTTATTTTTACTTTCGAGTCAAGTAAATTCCTTTACTCTTCGTATTCTAGTAAGTGCCCTCTCGAGTGGTATTTTTTGCTTGGGTCGTAGTCCTTGAGCCAATCCCAACCCGGTTCGTTTTCGCTAACTTTTTGACCTTGAGTGTAGTGGCCTATGTGATGACACAGATGGTCGTCTTTCCTTCCTCCATATATAGCAGAAAAAACAGAATTACCGTACTTGTTTCTAAAGTCTGTAGCAATTACTGATTCTTGGGGGTTGTATGAATACTTCTCTTTAGTCACCCAAACGGGGTACAGGCAAGGGTTAGCATTAAAGTAATCTTGATGTAAAATTATTTTTTTATTAACTCCATTCACTGGGAACTCTAACTCTTCACCAACTTCTCCGGATTCTATTCTTTTTATAAAATCACTCGCCCCTTTGTACCAAACTTGCCTTTTGAGACATACTTGACTAAGGGTTTTCGGGCACTGCTGGATTAAGTTTATTAAATCTCTTATTATAATTTTTTGGGGAAAGATAAAGTCGTCTTCTTGATGCCAAATGTAGTTAGTGTCCTCGGGTATTATACTCCACGCCTCTTTCCAAGTAACACTTTGTCCTTGGTTTTGCTTATGTAATATCAATTCATCAATATTATAATCCTTTTTTATATTTTGAAATATAGAATCATCTCTACCCTTGGGGTAATCGTCTATAAATATTTTATGAACATTACAATCAGTAAAATCAATATTGTCTTCAAATGATTTTAATGTAGGGATAAGATACTCCAGCCTATTTGTACTAAAAAATAAGACCGTAACGTTCATGGTACGCGCGTAGTGTTTGATTCATGTGAGTAGTCATGATCACCGTAAGGTTTATCTGGACCATCGTAAGATACACCACTATAATGATTAGGTATAAAATAATGAGAAGGGAATGTGATTATATTTGGCCTATATCTTAATACGGATTCAGTAAGGAATACCGGTCCGTAATTAAGCCAAGAAAAATACTCTTCCGTAATCTCGGTTGCATACTTAAAATTACATCTTTTACTTAAGTCTTGGACCATTAACTCAATAAATTTATCACCTTTTTCTGCACCAATAAAACCATTTGCTAATAAATCCCCTCTTGTTTTTTCGTTCTCAAAGGTCGCCCAAACTTTTGGAGACAAAAACTGATCATCTAACGGTCTCAAGCAAATCGTGTCGGCATCTATGTATATACCGCCAAATTTAAGTAGAATTTCGTACCTAAGAATGTCAGCCTTAGCGCAAGGTGCGGTAGCGTAATCAAAGTGGTCTTGATTTATTAATCCGTCCGGAAAGTAGGCTTTAATTGTTTGCTCGTCCCAAAATACATATTGCCAACTGGGGTGAAGGTCAGGCCAAGTTTTCATATGGTCGCTTGGCCTTTTGCGTGAGCCTAGCCATATTTGATGGATTATTTTAGGAATCATACTAAATTAGTATAGCCTAATGTGAGAATTAACTCAAGAAATATTAAGAATATCACCAAGATGACTCCTAGCTTTAAATTTTCCGAAGTAAGGATTAAGCAATAGGAAGCCCTATTAAGAAAACAGGCATATTTTAAACTTAGATAGCTACTTCAGTTCTTCGCATCCCCCGCTCTCGCAGTCTCGGTTCTCCCCCGCCTCGTAAGGCTTTTAGGTTTGAACTCGGTAGCTCGTAACCATCTAAGTCGATGTACTATATTCTTTTAATTTCAGCGGTGGAACTTTTCTTTTGGCAATGACTCCTAGCTTTTCCTTCGTAAAGGATTTAAGTTTCTGGAATTTCTCCAATCTCAAACGCCGCGCGCTCCCGCAGTAACGTGTGACTTATTAGGTCAACTTGATTGGTGCCTTTTTACGGGCTTTGAGGTGTCTAAACGTTTTTCGCGCTATTCACCGCTATTTAAAAGAACTGTTTGAAGTGTCCTATTCTTTTGCTGAGTTGTCAAGATTATTCCACCGTTCTTTTCTTGATAATTCTGAAACAAGCTCGTCCATGACTCCCTGAAAGTCTCCGTCGTAACTGCCCCTGCCAAGATTAAATAGCCTTCTAGTTAACCTCACGTTATCCATTAGGTAACCCTTCCTGTTATCAATCCTCTCTACGCTTATCGCAAATGGATGCTTGTAAACATAATTATATTCTTCTTGCAGGGGGAGCTTCGAATAAAAACATAGACCTTCTTGCTCGTTGAATTTATCAATGATATCTTGATGAGTAATTTCTACGTCTTCAACACGAACATTATTACCCAAAGACTTTCTTTGCTTATTGCGGGATTGACCAGCTTTAACATTTGCCAGTAATTTCCTCGCGGTCTTTATGGATAATGGGTTCATAATAAAATTGGTGGAAGCGGCGGGAGTCGAACCCGCGTCTTTAGAACCATCGGCTCAGACCGCTACAAGTTTAGTCAGTGTTAATTTTCGTGCTTCATCACTGACAACTACACACGAGGTTGGAGGCACTTTATTTAGACTAGACTCCTCACCCTTCCTAGTTTTTTTGCTCGTTGTCGACGCCCTATCTCCTTAACGAGCATCCGGAGTAGGACGGGGCAGGACTTATGCTGCCATCTGGAGGGCTTCCTCCTCAGCGTAACCGAACTTGGCGAGAATCTCGTCAGCTTCGATTAACGAAGGAGCCAACTCCATGTCAATATTGCTATTGGCATATGTGTTGTTAATGGGTATTTTAAGAGGCCAACCATCATCCTCTACTTGCTGTCTTGCGTAAGAATCTAAATCGAATCCAGTACGCTCCCATGAATTTATATTATAATATATTTACACTTAAGTCAAGTTAGAGGTTGTCGAAATTAATATTGTCCCCGAAAGATCCAGACTCTTTCTGCATTAATTTTGTCATTTGGGTTTTGTGATGCTCATTTAAGATTACTAGATTTTTAATGTCCTTTTCAGAGATATTCCCCACTTCTGCTGCGTCAGTGTAGTCCCCAATAGCCTCGCAAAATTCGTTTAGCGCGTGAGCGACCATAAATGCTGTTGTATAGTTAAGAGGTACGCTCTGCTCGAACGACTCCATTGGCCTCGCAAGAATGTAATATTCATCTCCTTCAATTTTAGTTTGTTTAAGTATTTCGTTTTTAGCCATGTCTTCAAGAGCTAGATTTAGCGTTGCTTTTTCTACCTCTTCTTCTTCAGATATAGGAACAACATCTTTAAAATGTTTATTCATGCAGAACACGTGTTTATTTGTAAAAAACTCAAAGAGTTTGTGGGTGGCGTCATAAACTGTCATGCTTAATTATAGCTTGACTCCCTTGTAAATGCCATATAATATACGAGTATATGATTACTTCGTTATTTTTACTTTACTGTTACTACTTAGTATACAAAGGCGCGAAGAAAGCTTTATTATGAAAGTTGAGCCTAGAATATCTTGGGAGAAATATGCCCTAGAGTTAGCTCAATCAGCAGCATCCAGAAGCGAAGACCCCTACTTTAAGGTAGGGGCTTGTGCATTAGGTTGGGATCATGCGGTTTTGGGCTTGGGTTACAACGGCTTAATGTCGGGTAAAGATGTTGAGTCTTCATTTTGGGAAGATAGAGATGCTCGCAGGCCATACATGATCCACGCTGAAACTAATTGCCTTGCGGGTGTTAAAAGAGGGGAGTGCAAAGTTCTGGCCGTAACCCTTTTGCCTTGCTCCTATTGCGCCACAACAATAGCAGCGTACGAAATACCACATGTTATTTATGGAGAAGTTTACGAGAGAGACACAAAGGCGCTTGATATTTTTGATTTTTATGGTATAAAATATAATAAGAAATAAAAAATTGAAAATTTCCCCAAAGAGATGAGGAAAGATAAGGTGGACGATATATAAAAATGCAAACAAGTACATTAATTATTGATGATTTTTACAACAACCCAGAGGAGGTTCGCCTCACTGGTTTAAACGCTGAATTCAACGTGGAGGGCAACTACCCCGGAGCCAGAACAACTTCCTACCTAAACGATAGCGTTAAGGAAACTATCCAAAGACTCATTAAGCCTTTGGGTGGCGAGGTTACTTACTGGGGGGAGGATCAATACACGGGTGCCTACCAATACACAACTAAGCACGATACATCATGGGTTCATTGCGATAACTTTAACACGTGGGCGGGCGTATGTTACCTTACGCCCGCGGCACCCCATAATTCAGGAACAGGACATTTCACCCATACGGACACTGGAATTTTCAGAAAGCCCGCGAACGAAGAACTAGTTAATAAGTTAAATCAAGACGGCGGGGACCCATCGAAATGGACGCTAACAGACGTTGTTTCCAATAGATTTAATAGATTAGTTTTGTACCGTGGTGATTTTTATCATTCAAGTATGCTTTACTTTGGTGAAGATAAATTTTCCGGTAGATTATTTCAAACATTCTTTTTCGACACAGAGTATTAATATGTACATTGCTGATAATTTATATTTAGCTTTTTTAATTTCAGCCGCCTTATTCTTATGGAATCATACTGATTTTTTCGTAGAGTATTGCAGGGCGTTCGGCTTCGTAAGCTTTTTTAAAGTTCAAGATTATGATGATTATTTGTACGAGGCGCAAACAGGCTTAGGAGAGGGTGACCCAAACATTACTTATTTGAATTACCTTTTAATTAGGCATGACTCCTTTTTTGTTAGGTTGATAGTGTGCCCGATCTGTTTAGGTGTATGGCTCAATATATTTAGCTTTTTTGTTCATGAAAATTTTCAAATTTTTTCAATAAATCTTTGGTTTTCTCTGTTCTTATATTTTATAATTAAATTAGTAATGAGGAAGTCAGATGTCTGAAGAATTACCAAAATTACATCCAGTCGCGGCGTTTTCTAATATGTTTAAACAGCATTTGGAGAAGGCGGGTTATAACTTATCAATTACGAACTCAGTGTTGTTAAGAAACGTCCTAAAAGAAGCAATCAAAGAAGGCTACTTAGACTCCGCGGACGAGAGCAAGATCCGAGCCATAGAAGAGCAATGGGAAGGACTAAACAAAGGGTGCGGCTGCACTAAGGCCAAAAGATTAGTCGGCGTAGAGGAAGCAACCCATTCTTTTATTGCCTCACATGAGGCTAGTGCGATCTTTGTTAAGATTAAGGATGGCTTCGGCCTAAAAAGCATTAAAGTTAATGTCCCAACCAGTTCCGGTAATCACATTAAATGTGATCTTTAAAGCAATTACTTGACTAAATTGTAAAACAAGCATACCATGACGGTATGAAGAAAAGTCTAGTTACGGTTGTCTTTCTGTGGTTCTCAAGCTTCTCCTTTGCTGCGCCGGTAAATGTTTACGACAGCCATGTTCTACTAAAGTGGCCGGTGTGTATTGACTCTTCTATTTCAGAAAAAGATAAGCCAAAACATCTACTTAAATTAAGTAAGTCTCTAGAGACTTTGAGTAAAAAATTACCAAAACACGCTTATGATTATTTGAGGGACTCAGGGTTAAAAATTGTAGTAGTAACGCCCCGAACGATTAACAATGAGTCGAAGATGCTTTACGTGCAGGAGAATACAAGTAACTGGACACGTAAGTACGAAAAATTTTTAGACAATTCGGTGGTTATCCCAACGACTTTATTTAATGACTTGGATGATTTTAATTTTTTATATTTCATAACTCATGAGCTTGCTCACCATTACCACTTCACCTTAGTTGGTTACTCAAACGAGTATGTTTGGAGAAAATACTGGTACGCAAAAAGAGATCCAAATTACCCATTGATACATGGTTTAGAGAATCATGTTGAGCTTTTTGCTGAATTATCTGTAAACTTTTTTATTATGAGGGAAAAATTAACTAAGATAGATAAGGAGGGTATGAATCTTATGGCTTACGTTTGGGGTGAGAAATTTTTTAAATCTAAAATGAAGCTCTACGGCTCCCTCCCCAAAGTAAACATGAAGAAGATAATGGAGCGCCAGACAGCAAGAGAAAATAGAATATTCAACATCAAGTGAGAAAAAAAGTTAAAAAATACTACCTTGTCCAAACGGCAGATGGTAAGAAATATTACGGAGCATTCCCACTTGGGGATGAGGGTAAGTTGGCTGCGGAAGCTTACGCCAAAATGCTAAAGAAAAAACACAAAGAATCCTTTTATGTCGTCGAAGCCTAGGCAGTTAAAAGCGAAGGTCTTAAACCCAGCCCGAACAAGGAGGGAGGAATTTAAATGTTCTTCCTGTCGTTACGCTTCTTACAACGCTAGGGATTATAAAATTCTTTTTGAGGCGAAAAAGGTTGTATTTTTTCAATTCCCACCTACTTCAAAGAAGGTGTTTTGTGATGACTGTTTAATTGATTCGGTTGCTCAAAAAGCGAAACCAGATGAGGACGAATTATCCTTACTTGTGTTAGATGGCGAAGAGAGCTATATTGTAAAGGTGAAGATAGTAGATAAATATGAGTGATAAAAATTTAGAGCATCTTATCGAGGCTACATTGATAGCAAACAGAAGTGCAATCTGGTGGCAGGTGGAAATGAACAGGGGCCTAGCCCAGTTAAAACGTTTTGACGAAGAGATTGACCCATATCATGTCTCAGAGGAGAGGGAGGAGCTTGAGAAGAAAATTGAGTACTTAATAGCGAAAGGTCAATGGGAAGATAAAAATTTAGACAAGATAATGACAGGAGTAGAGAGACTTGACAAAGCCGATAAGAGACACGTTGTCTCAGAAATGAACAAGCGCTGGGAAGAATACGTGCGCCAGAGTGACACTCCACATAAGAATAACTCCGGAAATAAGGGGTTTTGAGTTGGCATGATACTTGCTCCGGTAAGTTGTTATGTTAACTACAATTAGATTAAACAACAGAGCGGACAGACTACATAGTCTGTGGAATTTATTCGATGATTTAGAACTTGATCATTCTAATCCGGATCATAAAGAAACAAAAGACGGTTATCAATTTGAAGTAAATTTAGCCGGTACAAAAAGAGAGGATATTAAAGTTTCCCTTGAGGATGGCTTACTTAAAGTAACATCAGAGAAGGGTGGCACGAAATATGCTAAGAATTTTCAAGTCCCTAAGAAGGCAGACACGAGCTCCCCCGTAGCTCGTTATGAAGATGGTATTTTATACCTTAAAATTAACAAGAAGCAGGAATCTAAACCTGTGGATATTAAAATAAATTAATAAAACTTCACCGCGAGAAATTGCGGTGATTTTTTTACTTGACTGAATAGCAACAATGAATTAACATAGTGTTAATATGTCAGATAAAACAGAAAGTAATAATAAATTGACAACGGTTAAAACCGTATATGCTCGAGCAGCAATGCTCTTGTTAGCGGTTAACTTTTGTCTTACAACGTATGTGGTGGTCAACCTCAACTCGAGCGTTCAAATGCAAGTAGATGAGGCCAATGGTGTAACTAGCGAAGAGTTAACAACTGTATCGCAGCCAACAACGACCACCACTCCTCCCTCCACCACGCAAGAAGTTTCTACCGAACCCTCCGAGTAGAGCGATTCTTGCGTAAAGAGGATTAATTCGTCATGCGTTTTTGGATAGCGCGTGGCGAATTTTTTTGCTCTCGTAGCTCAACTGGATAGAGCATCTGTCTTCTAAACAGAGGGTTCTGGGTTCGAGTCCCAGCGAGAGTACCATATTAATTTATTGACTGAACCCCAAGAAACTGCGACAATATAATGTATAGGGTGAGTGGTGGAATTGGTATACACAACAGACTTAAAATCTGTCGGCGGGTCAAGCCATGCGGGTTCGAGTCCCGCCTCGCCCACCAAAGAGGTTAATTATGAAATTTTACGAAGTCAAACAACAACTAAATAATTTAATGTGGTCAAGCTTAGCGTTTCTAAGAAAAAAAGAGGATGCTGAAAAGTACACGCAGCTTTACAATACTAAAACCGTAGTCTACCCTACTAAAATCGTAGAGCACGAATTCATTAGTTTAAAAGACTTTGAAGACGAGCTTAAAAATCAGTAGTCTTGCGAGTATAGCTCAATTGGTAGAGCATGTCGTTGCCAACGACAAGGTTGCGGGTTCGACCCCCGCTACTCGCTCCATTTTATTTTATATTTCCCTTATTTTTTTTATATTATAAAGTAACATGTGCGGGATTATAGGTTACATAGGCGAGAGTAGTGACGCAGGAAGCGTAATACACGACGGTCTAAAGTGTTTAGAATATAGGGGGTACGATTCTTGTGGGATAGCTCTAGTCAACAAAGGCTGGAATGAATTTAGACTTTTCAAAACTATTGGTCCGCCTTCCGATCTCAAAATTATTAAATTTCCTTCAGGGTGCGGTGTAGGACATACCCGTTGGGCTACACACGGGGAAGTTAATACCGAAAATACTCACCCACATCACTGTCAAGACGAGAAGGTTTACTTAGTTCACAACGGGGTTGTAGAAAACTCAGAGGAGATAAAAGAAATTTTACTTAGGGATAATTATGAATTTTATGGAGATACGGACTCAGAGGTTCTTGCTAATTTAATTTCCTTTTACCACAAGACCACTAACGACCCCTTAGATTCTATAAAATCCGCGCTTGCTCAGGTCGAGGGAACTTTCGGGTTAGCTATTTTATTCAAAGATGAATCAGGGGAAGTTTTATACGGCGCAAGAAGAAGTTCCCCATTGGTAGTGGGGGTGCACGATAATGAATATTTTTTAGCTAGTGATGCCTCAGCCATACCCTCGCACGTAAATAAAATAGTTTATTTAGAAGATGATCAGATCACGCGGATTACAAAAAAAGATTTTAAGGTTTACAATTTGGAAACAGAGAGGGAGATCGACAATTTTAGCTTATCTAAGAGAATCAAACCCCGCAAACAGAAAGCGAAGCTCGGTGAATATTCTACCTTTTTAGAGAAGGAAATTTTCGAACAAGCAGACTGCATTAGGGACTCGACCAGAGGTAGGTTTAGTAAGGACTATTCCTCTGTCGTATTTGGCGGGATAGATACAGATAAAGAAATTAAGCGCATCGTTTTTTTGGGTTGTGGTACGGCTTATCACGCCGGGTTACTGGGTAAGTATTATATGGAAAACATTGCTGGTATACCCGCAAGCGTAGAGATATCCTCGGAGTATAGATATAAAAACAATCCGACCGAAGAAGGAACACTCGTTATAGCAATTTCTCAATCAGGTGAAACCATAGATACCTTATTTGCTGTTCGAGAGGCCCAAGATAAAGGGGTAAATGCCATAGCTATTACAAACACGGTCATGAGCAGCATAGCTAGGCAAGTAGAAGAAGGAATATATCAAAGAGTAGGTCAAGAGGTATCGGTAGCGTCCACCAAAGCCTTCACCTCTCAAGTAACTTTAATTTTAATGTTGGCCGTATTGTTGGGTCGAAAAAATAAGTTAAGCTCAATAGAGTCTAAAGATTACATAAAACAACTGAGGTATCTTCCCAAGCTAGTTGAAGACACCCTTGAGTTGTGTAAAGAGAACTGTCGAAAAGTAGCTTGCGCGCAGCAGATGGTGTCAGCTTGTACCTTTTTAGGCAGGCAATACATGTACCCGATAGCTCTAGAAGGCGCGCTAAAATTGAAAGAGTTGTGTTATATATCTACTCACGGCTATCCAACCGGAGAACTAAAACACGGCCCCATTGCTCACATGTGTGATATGTATATCTTTGTTGCCCCAGAGAGGGGAATGAAAGAGAAGAACATTACATCGATGAAAGAGATAAAATCTCGTAGGGGTAGAGTCGTCTTGATAAAACACCGTGGTCAAAAAGTCCCCAAAGATTGTTATGATTATTCAATTGAAATTCCTAAAGCTAAGGATTATATTTTACCTATACTAGCGACTATACCTATGCAGTTAATTCCACTTTATTTAGCTGAAATAAAACAGTTAAACGTGGACAAGCCGAGAAACTTAGCAAAATCAGTAACCGTAGAATGAAAAAGAAAAAGAATTTTAAATTTAAAAATGCCTCCGGTAAAGAAGTGGAGGTTGTTTTCAGAAAACCTAACAAAAATATTTACGGGGAAGATTGCGATGGTGTATGCACTAACCCAAGCTTGCCTAACCCGAAGATACAAATTAACCCTCACAGAACAGATCAGACTCAGCTAAACACAGCAATACATGAGTTTGCTCATGCTTTTTTTTGGGACAAGTCAGAGAAGGATGTTAAAAAGTTCTCAGATGCAGTGAGTAGATTTTTGTATAATGAAAAAAAGTGGCGACGAGTTGAAAAGTAATTATGTCTTTGTGGAGGTACACAGATGACGGTAAGATGTCTACCTGCTCCTTTTATAAAGGGCGGATTGAAATGGACGCTTATATTTGTTGCCCCGGTCCTTCTTTAAGGTATTTAAACCCCGAGGTCTTAAATAAACCAAACGTACTAAAAATAGCATTAAATAATGCTTACCCTTATGTTCGTCCAGACATATGGTTCGGTATGGATCACCCGCACTGCTATAACAGATCTGTATTTTGGGAGCCCTTCATAAAAGTAATGCGAGGCGGATACCAGCACATTTTATGCGAGGGGAGAGAGCTAAAAGATTGTTTTAATTTGTACTTCGCTGATCTCGCAGAAGGCCCGAGAGAAAACATTTTCAACATTAAAGAGGACATGACTTTCATATGGCAAGGTAATGTTGTAGCCTCTGCTCTTCAGATTATACTTTGGATGGGTGTAAAAAGAATCCATCTAATAGGTTGCGATCTTAGTTTAGATAAGGGTGATTATCATGACCGAAATATAAAACTCTCAGAAAGAAATAAAAGCGCAAACGCTTTATTGTATAAGGAGTTGGTTGAGTTCTGGAAATTTTTTTCCAACGCCTCTTCAGCTTACGGCGTAGAAGTTATATCTTGCACACCAGATTCAAAGATAAATGATTACCTTACTTATTTACCCGTGGCTGAGGCATTGAAACGAACAGAAGCTTGCTATAATATACCGACTCGAGGCGAGTTAATTCATTCAAAAGACATAGAGCTATAAAAGTTTTTTAATTTTTTATTCAAGTTTACTATAATAAATTTAGGGAAAATATGAAAACTCTATCGTCTACCATCCTTGGTCTCGCCATCGTAACGTCATCGTTCGCAGCCGAGAAAAACCCCGCTGTTATTGCTAAAAACACTGCGGAACACCTTCAGAATGTTTCTGTTACTATTAGGTCGGAGGGCGACTTCTCCGTGGGAGAGGGTTCAGGTGTAATTTTTACTAGAAAAGACGCAAAAGGTAATCAAGTCAATTTCGTGTGGACTGCCGCGCACGTCATAGATAACCTTAGGAAAACAAGAAAAACGGTAGTCAATGGCACGCCCAAAACAATCGTAGAGTTTAAAGACCCGATGGTGGTTAAAGAAATTCGCCAAGCCGGTAGAACTGTCGGTCGTCTCCAAATGGACGCAGAAGTTTTAAAGTATAGTGACGCTCAGGATGGACACGACTTAGCCTTATTACGAATAAGGAAATACAATTTTGTAACAGACACTGTTACATTTTATCTTGATAAAAAAATCCCCACGTTAGGAACAGATCTTTTGCATGTTGGCTCTTTATTGGGTCAAATGGGTGCGAGCAGTATGACAGATGGTATTTATTCTCAGCACGGTAGGATAATCAAGTCTTTAAATAAGCACGTGTTCGATCAGACGACGGTCACGGCTTTCCCGGGAAGTAGTGGGGGTGGTGTGTACCTAAAATCTGATGCAAAATATATTGGCATGTTGGTAAGAGGTGCCGGCGAAGGGTTTAACCTTATCGTACCCGTGAGAAGAATGCAAGATTATTGCGAGAAACATAAAATTATGTGGGCCTTAGATGCTGAGGTTGACATGCCAACGGGAGATGAGCTTAAAAAGTTACCAATCGAACACGAACCTAAAAGTAAGAAGGAGTCAGAAGAGGAAGAAAACACAGAAGACAACGCAGAGACTAAAAAGTTCCCCTTTATGCTTAGGGTTTACCCCAAGTATGAGGACGGACGCCCGAACTTTTTAAAGACTCAGCCAGAGCTTTTCAAAACCATGGAGAAGCATTAAGAATGTGAAATTTAATATCGCATACATCACAGGGGAGAACCCCTATGAGCACCTCCTTTATGACCTCATAAGGCTTATAGATGGAGGTCTAACGGAGCTTGGTCATAATTGCGTAATTTCTAAAAATCATCTTTATCTAGATAGAACAAACATTATTATTGGGGGTCACTTAATAACCGAAACAGACGTAGTGGAGAAATTAAAAGACTTAGATTATATTGTTTTACAGTCTGAAATTTTCAAGAACAACACGAGATATGTAAATGCCGCCCCCGCCTATAAGGAAGCAGCTAGAGACCAGTTTGATAATTTTTATCTTCCTTTAATGAAGGGAGCTCAAAAAGTTTGGGAAGCTGTGCCAAGTAATACCTCTCAGCTTGATTTTCTTGGGGTCGATTACGCTTTTTGGGAAGGAGGCTACGCGGCTTGTTTGGAAAATATTACCCATAAAAAAAATAAAGATATTGATTTTCTTTTTTTTGGCTCGCTAACAGAGTGGAGGAAAAAGTTTTTAACGAGACTCGATAGCAAAAACTATAACGTTGTGTGGTTAGATGGTAAGGCTGGGTCTGTTTACAGAAATGACGCAATCGCTAGGGCAAAAATTAATTTATCTATTAATCAAACTGAAGACGACGCCCACCTAGCGTGGGGCAGAGTTACTTACTTATTAAATAATCGTGGCTTGGTTGTGGGCGAGGAAACTGATGACATGGGGTGGTTGTCGGATTGTTATCTCCACGCATTAAAATTTGATGATGTAATAGAGCTTTGTGAAGAAACCTTAAACAGATCAGACCGAGAAGAGATCGCGCGTAAACATTACGAATTGTTTCGTCAAATGCCAATTACAGATCAGCTATCGAAATTAATAGAGGCGACTCGTTAGAGCTAAGGGGAGTAAAGGTGGAGGCCCGGCGTGGCGTGAGTAAAATCGCGCCACGCCCTTTTCCCCCCTCCAAACACACAGTGTAATTTATTAAAATGCCGCTACCATCACCAAGAAAAGGCCAAGATAAGGATTCGTTTATATCCAACTGCATGAGCGACCCAGACATGATATCAGAATTCCCTGAGCAGAAGCAGCGTGCGGCGGTGTGTTATTCTCAAAATAAGAGAAGAAAAGCGAAGGGCGCGGAAGACTTAAATTGGACAGACTGGGATTACGAAGAAAATAATTGTTTTATTTTGTGGTGATTTTAACTTGTTATAAAAAATCTTCGCCCTTCACAATTTCGTACTCCACTCGCCTATCGGGGATGAAGCCTTCGTCATATAAATATTCCATTATTTTTTGAACTTCTTGCTCAGACACATCGCTTAAACCATCGTAAACAAAGACCTTGTAACCCCACCAATGATCTTTTGGGTAATAAGAATCTCTGTCACAATTTTTATATATATCTATAATTAATGAATTAACCGTTACCTCTGCGACTTTCTCTTTCATTATAAAATAACTAGACCTTTTATGTCTTCAATTTTGATTTTACCGAACCAAGTTATGTCTCTGTTGTCACCTATAACCCACACGTACCCACTAGGAATTAATCCAACGTCTTGGTCAGTGTTAAAGAATAACCACTCTTCTTTTGGTTTTTCCAATCTATGCTCCTCATCTTCAATATAGTATACTA